ATGACCTAATGAAACATATGCACAATGAGAGGTTTTACCTCTTTTATAGATTCCACCATCAGTTATTAGAAGTCCTAGTAATCTAACAAAAGCAAAAGTTCTAAATAAATTATTTTGATCGTTAGTTTTAAATTCCATTTGAGCAGCCTTCAATATATAGCCATTACAATCATTAATATCCTGCTGTACATCAATTAATGGATAATTAATTCCAACTTTTAATCTCCTATTTTTGGTATGATTTGCATCAATCCATTCATTGTTTTCGTTTAGCAATTTATGATTCGGTGTGCATTTTAATTTTCTACCGTCCTGAAATGTTAGTTCAACACAATCCCTCTCACCCTTGTACAAGAATCCTGTTTGTTTTCCAGCAACAATACCATTTTGTAATATACTGAAACCCATAACTTGAGACTGATTATTTTCCATTGTTCCTATTTTTAAAGACAGACCATTTTTTTGGGGAATTGGAACAGAATATTCTATACAATCACGTTCCATTTCGCCAAAGCGTAATCCCCCGTCTCGGGAGCGGCCTTCAACGGGCTGTCGTGTCAAAGCTTGTAATGATCCGTGGTTGCGCGCGTGGATTTTGGCCGATACCAAATGCTTGAGCCGATGATAATAAGTAGGTCCAATAAAGATGCGTGCTTCGAATTGATCGCCAGTAAAACCATTGGTCATGGCTTCTTTACCATCCTCTGAAAATCCATTGTTCACTAGGTCATTGCACAAAGATTCTACAACATCAGTACTATGTCTAGTAAAAGGTGTCCCGAATCGAAAAACACCTTCTTGTGCAGAAGATTTGGAAGCGATACATTCAATAATTTGGTTAATCGTCATTCGACTTGGCAAGCAAAGAGGATTAATAATAATATCAGGAACCATACCAGTTTGACTACAAAAAGGCATATCTTCTTGCCGAAAGATCATTCCAACAGTTCCCTTTTGCGCTGCTCGAGAAGCAACTTTGTCTCCAATCTCTGGAACTTTGAGGCTGCGAATTTTGACTTTGACCATTTTGTAACCTTCAGGAGAAGTACTAATATATACTCTATCAACATATCCTTCTTCGCCAGACTTTATACAAACACTGGTATCCGTCTTTTCTTCACCACCCGTTTTAATATTTTTAGTTTGAACACGACCAACAATCACATCGCTTGGACCAACAAAAATTCCTGCTTTGACGATTCCATTTGTATTCAGCTTTGTGTAATTATAACTCTTGGCTCGAATTTCCATTGATGGCATCATTATATCTTCCGTGTGGGTTGTTGATTTCTTGCGTTCTTCCACATGAATGGTTCGAAATGCAAAAGATCGAAACATGCCTCGATCAATTGCCGATTGGTTCAAAATAACTGAATCTTCTTGATTAAAACCTGTATACATTGCAACCGCGACAATCAAATTCATGCCAAAGACCATATCATTGCAACCTGAAACCATACCCATATGAGTTTGTACAAGAGGACGCTCAGGATAAAGTAGCACATGAACAATTGTATCGGAACGAATATTATTCGTACTTGCATAAACACCAATGGCTTGTTTACCCATCGATGCGTGATAGGTAATACGAGGTGCCTGTGTATGGTCTGAATAGGGAATTAAACCTACACATAATCCTGTAATTAACGAGGGATGAATTTCGCACAGAGTATAAAAATTATTTCGTTCAAGCTCATCTGGCGTCATGGCGATAATATTGTTTTCAATTTCATAAGAATCAATCAGGATGATGTATTGTTCTTTAATAAGTGTTTCGATTGATTTTGTTTTCATATCATGAAGCGATGGAAATTTCTTTGCATTCCAAAGTGGTCGAACCATTCGGCCTTCATCAGTAAAAATTAAAACTTCGCGCTCATTTTCGTTTATCGATACTGACATGTAAGGTGAAAATCGACCTTTATTTTTATAATCATAAATGACATCATAAACTTTTGAACTGTGACTAGAACCTATCCAATTTCCATCCATAAATACCTTGTAATATTCCTTACCCTTAAAACCAAGTATCGAACTATCAAAATCAAACGACATGTTGATTTCTTTAATTTCTTCCAGCACCATTCTCAGGAAAACGGAATTTAATTTCGTACTAAGCTGTGTAGTTAGCGTCATATTTTTTACAATACCTGCTGAATTGTGTGTTACAAAACCATTGGCAATAAAATTATGATGATCACTGACAGTGGTAAAATCCATCGTCATCTCTACTTTTAATCGCCGAATACTATCGATTGGATAAAATGTGATTCTTTTATTGTAAACTCGAATATGAGAAAGATACTCGATAAATTCAATCGACTCGTTCTTCATCTTGGAAGTTAAAAAATCTCGATAGATAAACATATTTTTTTCCGATTCTGAATTATAGTAAAATCCAAAAGTATCAATAAAATTAATAATATTCTTATCTGTTAATTGAATAAAAAATTTCATGATATTTTCTTCATCAAATGAAACTGATTCCCAATTTACATCTAAATTTTTTGATAGCAAGCTAAACAAATCCCTCCAAAGCTTTTGTTTTTGCTGATAGTCACCGTCAAGAACAACACAATTTAAATCTCGTATTATATTTTGATCAATAATCTTTTCTCCAATATCAATTCCACAAAAAAACCCCATACAATAATCTCGTAAGTGTCCTTTCTTTTGCACCCACTCAGGAATAAGTATACTTGTATCCATATTTTCGACCGATAAAAATACTTTTCGGTGTTTTTTATGAAATTCCAACGGTTTATAACAAGAATTCAAATCTACCAATACTTCATCCCAATCCAAGAAATCTGGAATAATCAAATATTTTTTATCTACTCTGTATAAAGCTCGTAACAACCCACAAACACGCATTTTAGCATTGGCGGGAATATTATCAATATTTTTTAATATCGGTCTAGTTGCCAACATATCTGACATTTGTATATCTTTTGCTTTTTTCCATTCCAATTCATTTTCAGAATTAAAGACTAAAAAAGGATGCAGACCAGAAGCTTTGATTGAACGGGCATTAATTAAAGTAATTTCAAATAATTCTTTTGGTCGAACTTCAAAATATTGCCGAGTCTTTGTTTTATGTTCTTCTCCATTGGTAACATCAACAGTAACAACTTCTAATTCTGGATTTTTAAAGTCTGTAATGGGATTACAAGTGACGCCATCTCCTCCAAGAATTAGTGTATCTGCAGTTAAACAATGACCTTCGGGAGTTTCAAAAGGACATATATAGCCAATTTGAGATGGATGCAATTGACGAATTTTGGTGTTTTTTCCTTCTTTTCCAATGGGAATTAATATTCTACGAAGATGTGATAAAAAAGAATTATAAGTAAGACGCGATAAGATTTGAGACACACCTGTTCGTATATAATTTGATTTTGGAATACCCCAATTACCAGTTGAAAAACAATGTTTAATACCTTGTGTAATGACATTATTCCTGGACATTACCACCAAGATATCTGGTCTCTTGATTAATTGTGGTTCCATACTCCGCACAAATCTCTTGAAAAGCGTTCGGAACAGCTCTGCTACCAAATGTCCAGCTGCCTCAAGACGCTTATTATTGATATGATCTCTATCATCGATTGATCTCTTTTTTACAAAAGTAAAGAGCAATTTAGATAGCATGTGTCCAAGGAAAAAACCTTTTTGATTCTTGGAACTTGTAATTCCCAAGTGAGGAAATAGTTCATTGTTCAAAATTTGGTGAATGTAATAAAACCTTCGATCTTTTGACAAGCTATGCATCGAAAACTGAGTAATATAAGATATTGCTTTTTCTTGATTTACAATCGTTTCTGCATCTCTTATAATATTTTTAGCAATTGAATAAATTACTGGATATCTTTCATATTCAGATTTCAAATTAACATCCAAAATGTGAACAATTTCTTCCATCGTAAAATTGTAGGCTTTGAATATATAACCTAATGGAATTTCTTGGGAAACATAGGGAATTTGTAGTAAAATCCTCTTGTCTAAATTATTAGTCAGCTTCATTTGAATTAGAACGGAATGACCTGTTTCTTCCGACATGCTACGAATTTCCGATACCATGTTAAATTTAGAATTCATCTTTTGATCAAACACATGGACGATATTGTAGTTAATTCGTTCTTGTGAAACTAGTGCTCTTTCCTTCCCTTTGATAATGAAATAACCTCCATTATCATACTCACATTCACCAGATTTAAGTTTTTGTTCTTTATTTTTGTTATAAAGGTTGCATTTAGATGTACCAATCATCATTGGAATTCGGGCAAGACTTATTTTGTAAAAATCTTGCGAATTTGTTTCTGAAATGACTTCATCAGCGGCATTTTTCTCGGTTTTAAATGTTCGAATATTAACGGATATCAAACTACTATAAGTTAAGTCGCGAAGACGAGCTTCATTCGGTAAAATATAACGAATTTGTCTATTTTCGTCAATTATATAAGGCTTGTCCACAAAAACTTGTCCAAAATGTATATTATAATATTTATTATCACCCAATGGTACAGTAATTGTAGGTTCTTCTTCAATAATTTTTGCTAAACGATGATTGATAAAGTAATCAAAGGATTGTTTATGCACATACGCTGAATCATATAATGACAAATATTCTGAAACTTTTTCCAAGATGACATCTTCTAATTCTTTATTTATCATTGTTTTACTGATTTTGATTGAGAAATATAGATATAAATGGGAATCAATTTTTGGAGAAATGTATTTTTTGCGATTTTGAGATTCCAAAATATCAAAAAAAGCTGGAAGAACCAAGAGTCGAACTTGGGTATCTGCGGACACAACACGGTGTAATAACCGCTATCGGTGTTGGAAGCGCTCTTAGTTTGGCCATGAAAGATATTAGAGTGGCGGTATTAGACTAATATATTTCTCGATAGCTATAGGCTTGTGGGATTGTATTTTTTTTAGAATAACACCTTTCTGCGATAATTTGTAAAAGTTTTAATGAAATTGGCAGCAATAAATAAAAAACATTTTTTCCATCTTGAAAATCTTGACATTCATAATATAGACTCAAAGCATTGATACTAAATACCATGATGATATAAAAAATGTTTTGCGCATAATTGTAAGAAGTAATAAATAATTGTGTATAAAGTATATATTGTACCATATAAAAAAAAATAAATTTATTGGGCCAAAAATAAGAAAAGGTAAAGTTAAATATTATTTCACAAATCAAATATAAATATAAATCCCCGTAATTTTCCATAACATCTCGAATCATACCAAGAGAAATTATAAATGAAAATAAGGATATGTAAATAATGACATAAGGTTGTACATATTGTAATACTAGATACAAATTTAAAAAATACAAGAAGCTTTTACAAACAATAAAATTTGAGATCATTTACAGTTTTAAACAGGATTTCCATTTAATTTCAATTTTTATAAAATGTCTATAATAAAATGTACAAAAAATTATTTGACAATTTTTATAAAAATAATAAAGGATTAATTATAGCAGATGGTTTGGTTACATTACTTATTTATTGTCTGGAAATAATAGTTTTATCATACATCTCCGGAATGGTATTTGTCAATATCGATAAAAAATCTCTTGGCCAGTTTTTTATTTACTTGACCATATTTATTATAGTTTTTTGTATTGTCATTGTGCTCTGTTATGTTTGTGAATATATTGACTCTATTATTGTACCAACTTTAAATCGTTCGATTCGTCAGGAAATATTTGCCTTGACCAATGATAAAAAAATTGGTCTTCATACAACCGATAGAGGAGAATTAATCACAAAATTGACACAAATACCTTACAAATCAACAATGAGTTATACAAATTTTATTGCTTATATTGTACCATTTAATCTGACAATTGTATTATTTAGCGGATATATGTTTTATATACATTCCATCATTGGAATTTTTAGCGTTATTGTTCTCGGTTTATTTCTATGTTTTTATATATATTATTATATTCTAATCACCAAAGTAAGTCATGCTCGATATGTTTATGATATGCATCAGAGTAACCAATTTGAAGATTTATTATCAAACTTTGAAAATATTAGTCTTCATAATACTTTTGATCAAGAAAAAGATCGGTTAACATCACAAGAAAACCTTATCTATGAATGTTTACAAAAAGAATTGCGCAAAATTGGTATTTTAAAACTTTGTTCCAATTTATATTTGGGTGTTTATATATTTACCGCTATTATTATTTGCTCCTATTTGGTCATTCAAAATAAAATCCCAATTTATAAGCTGATTATTTTGACAACAGCTGCGATATTACTTTTAAAATCTTTTGAAACCATGGTACGACGAGTTTCCGATACCATTATGGAATTAGGTCCTTTGGCAAGAGATAAATTTGTTGATAAATTCGACAAGGATAAAATTCATAACGGTGTGAGTACAAACTTTCTCACAAATTATACCATCGATATTGAAAACCTTTATTATAAAGAAGTATTAAAAGGCATAAATCTGAAAATTTCCTACAAAGATTTGATTTTAATTACAGGTGAAGTTGGAACCGGAAAAAGTACCTTGTTAAAATTACTATGTGGATATTTTTATCCAACACAAGGAAATATAAAGTATGATTCGGTGGACATTCAAAAAATTGAAATATCTTATTTACGCCAACATGTAACAATGATGCATCAACAAATAGTATTGTTCAAGCGCAGTGTTTTGGATAATATCTTTTATGGATCGAATATTCCAAAAGACCAACAACTCAAAGAGTTGGAAAAAATGTCAATTTATCCTCGAGTACAAAAGTTTTTAAATATTCCCGATGCCAAAGTATTGTCCGGAGGTCAAAAACAAATTGTATTATTATTGCGTTGCTTATTCAGAAATTGTAAAATTCTATTACTAGATGAACCAACCGCAAATATGGACCCTGCAACGAAGAAAATTATTTTGGAAATTTTGGAAATCATCGTTACCAAATGTACCGTCATTTGCATATCTCACGACTCTTCAATTTATTCATTTTTCAAAAAACACTATATTTTGCGGAACGGGAAACTTGTCTAACCAAAAATTGTTTTAATTTAAGGATTTGTGATTTTAAATTAAACTATGAGCTTTGAGGAAGATTCTTTCAAAATATTAGAGAATATAGTAAAGGGGAGAAATAATGTAATGACATATGATTTCTTTAAAATGCCGAGTTCCTCTTCATCAAATGATATAACAAAAAATACACAAAAGTTGGAAACTAAAGAGGAGTGTCTCCACAAGAATATTATTTTGGAAAATGTGACCAAAATTTGTACAGAATGTGGTGTTGTCATTGACAAAGACTTGAGCTATGATAAAGAATGGAGATATTATGGAATGATGGATACTAAACACACATCAGATCCGAATAGATGTAATATTCGCAAATGTGAAGACAAGTCTATTTTTAAAGATGTTGAAAAAATGGGATTTAGTGACAAGATTGTTAGCCACGCAAATAGTATATACGAACAAGTCACCAATTCTAAAATTTTTCGAGGAAATACTCGCAAAGGAATTATATTTGCTTGTATATTTCATGCCTATAAATGTTTTGAAAATCCTCAAAGTTGTGAACACTTGATTGAAATATTTGAAATTAATCGTAAAATTGCGCTCAAGGGATTAAAATATGTAAATCTTAATATTTCCAAGGATAGCCCATTTCGGGGATTTCAAATTAATACGGAACATTTAATTAAAGAAATTATGAACAAGTTTAATGCAAGTGAAAAACAGATTGATGAAGTTTTGGCAATTTACGAATTTATTAAAGATCGATCTGTATTGTTGAATCGGTCACGACCCCAATCCGTTGCTTGTGGACTAGTACGATACTATACGCTTAAAAAGAATCCTGAAATTTCAATTGAATATTTCCGTTCCAAAATTAATTTGAGCGAATTGACCATTAATAAAATTGTCAAGGAGATTAGTAGAATTTTGGCCTAAATTCCGCGATTATAATAATAATAATTTCCCATTCCTTTTTCTGTGGCAATCTTTCGTAGTGTAATATTCCATCGAGTTGATGAGTGTGTTTTGCTACTGGGCAAACAATGTTCAATACCATCTTTCATTAGCAGGAGACTGTTGTTCTGCAATACAATTTTGTGAATATGACGATCACTACGCATTCCAAATTCTCGAGGATGACCAAAGGAAAGACTAGCAACTGTTTTTTCATCCAAAAACTTTTCATCATCGGCGTGCCAATTAATATGATCAGCACCGCTTTCATACTTGTTTAATATACAAGCGTTGGCTTCAAATCCAGTTGATTCGTGGACCATATTGGCAATATCTTGAAGCCAATCTGGAAATTTTTCGGTAAAAAAGGACTTTCCACGATAAGAGACTTTTACCTCACCAAGTCTCCCAAAACACCAAGTTTGACGGGGAGTCACACGAACTTTTCCATACATTGGATAGGATACTCGTGTCCAAGGAATTTCTTGCAAGTGTTGCAGCGTCATTGTAACATCTTTTTCGGGCAAAAAAGATGTTTGGTAGGTTGCATGTATGTCGTCAAAGGTGATATTTTGGTGTCCATTGTGCTTTGCAACCTGTCTTTTCATTCTGGAAGATTTTCTAAATCATTATACAAATGTTGAAAAGTTGAATAAAGATTGTTAATGCATTGTTTAAACAGGGCGGATTCATCAATATTTTCTTTGACAGAAAAAGAAAGATCAATATTCGATTCTAAAGGATGTCTTTTACGACAAGCTGCAAAAGTCACATGTGGGTGCAAAAGTAGTTCTCGAGTGACCAGTTGGGCTAAAGTCATATCGTCATTCGTAAAAGTGTGTGTGTACATTTTTGGGATTTCTGGAATTTTTTAAAAATTTTTTCAATTTTTGGAAATTTTGCGGACTGTGTCAAACATATAGTCCCAATACATGAATAAATGTCCATAGTTGCATTTTAAATATTTATGATGATCACGATGATCGCGTGGAGTACCGAATCCAAATGTTTGAAATATACCATCCCAAACAAAATCGTATTCACAATGTATTATAAACAACCAAGATGAATAAATGGTTCCAAAAGCGATATATGACCAAAGATTAGTATGCACAATTCTAGATACAATCCACAGCGGAATTAAAATCATTATTATTGTGTCACCAACTGATCCACTAAATGCATCAAATAGCTTGGGAATCTTGAATTGATGGTGTTGTGAGTGAAAATTTTGATACAAAATTACAAAGTAGTGTTCCATCCGATGAAAAATATATTGTAAAAAATCTTGTAAAAGTAATTGAGCAACAACATGGTACCACTTTATTCCGCCATTCCAACTATAATAGGAATTAGGCATCCATTTTGCGAGCCAAGTAATACTCAAATATATAGCCAACAGGGAGTTTCCTTCAATATTACAGAAATGCGCAATCAAGGCTTTTTTATAATCAAGAGGTTTGGTTCGTATAGGTGCACATACTATGTGAAGCATAATGACAAACAGTTGGCCAAAAAAGACAAAAAATAATCCAAATAATAATGCAAGTAAATTTTTCGTTGTTGTTAATGAAATGGTTTTTTATTGGAAAAACATTTTTTAAATTTTGTAACTATAAATTATGGATTTATTTTTGATATATATAATTATATCTATAATTATTATTGTTGGGCTTGTGATTTTTATCCCTGTGTGGACAAGTCTAAATAATATAAAACCATTTTATAAAAATGTTGATGGTAAAACAATATGGCTACTTTGTTTAAATGGATGGGATAAAACTAGCTATATTACGAGACGAACAAAAGATTCATGGAAAAAACATAATTACTCGTGGAACATTGAATTATTGAGCGAAGAAAATATATCGAATTATATTGAATTACCTGATTTTATTATTCGTCAACGCAAACTAAATAAAATAAATGATCAGGATATGTATGACATTATCCAATTAGCAATATTAAGTAGTCAAGGCGGAGTTTGGGCAAATTCAAATATAGTATGCATGAGACCTCTAGATGATTGGATATTTCATTGTATTTCTCCTACTGGAATTTGGATGTATCAGGATACATCAGAAGGAATGGATAGTACATTCATTGCTTGCTTGAAAAATAATTACATCGCTGAAAATTGGTATCAAAAAATCCTAGAACATTGGAAGTCAAATAATAAAATGGATACCTGGAAGCATGCTTTATTTTTTGATTTAATCAATAAAAATGAACGATTTTCAACTATTTGGAAATTCACTCCCGTTTTACATCAAAATACAAGCAAAATTGTTATAAAAAATGGAAGCAATAATCCAGTTTCAAAAAATGTAAAACACATTTTAGCTACACAATGTCCATTTATTCTAAACTTAAAGGAGGAAGAGGTAAAAGCAGATACTAATGCAGATTACGCAATTGAATATACTTTTAAATTAAAAAAGGATTTTAAAAAATACATTACCATTCCTCATATAACTACAATTCCCAATAATTTATTGCCATTGTTAGTATCCAGTAATGAGGTTTTGCAACCATCAGACACATTAATTGTTATAAGTGATTGCGATGATACTAATGGAGTCAAGACAATAATAAACCTTTTGAAAGAAAAAAATGATCAATCCAATGTCGTTTGCTTTGACAAGTGTAACTTTGGTAAAAATATACCAAAAGAATGGATTGCCAAGACTTTTAGAAATGTTGGACGCGAACAACATACTTGGCTTCACTTTATAATGTTGCAATACGATTCTCTACCCAATAGTATAATTTTCATGTCGTCTTCTGTTCACAAGCACGGGCGATTAGAATATTTAAAATACATGTTGGAAAATCCTTATCCTGTATGCGCTTTTAGAGATAATGAAAGAAATCCAAATTTCGGGTTGGATGATTATGATGGAGTACCAATCCCAAAAGCAAAAGTAAGACCTTTTTCAAAATGGTATTCCAAGTATGTTAAACCTTGGGATCAAAATGGATCAAAAGCTTGCTGGAATGGGTGGGCAAGAGTTTCCAAAGAGCATATTTTAAAACGACCTAAAGAATTTTATCGACAAATTATGGTCCAATTAGAAAAAACAAATACAAGCGAAGAAGTACATTACATGGAACGGAGCATGGCAGATGTATTTAATCTTTAATTGAATGACGCGGATTATAAAATATATTATTTTATAATTTAATTGCACTCGCCTGCCTTCAGTAGGACTCGCTTGCACTCGCTGCCTTCAGTAGGACTCGCCTGCCTTCAGTAGGACTCGCCTGCCTTCAGTAGGACTTGAACCTACCACCTTACGCTTACTAAGCGTATGCTCTAACCAGATGAGCTATGAAGGCTTTTTTATTCTAAACTATTATTTTTTAAATCAAAAAAATAAATTATACAACTTTTTCCACCAAGATTCTTCAGGTTCTTGCAAAACTAATCTTGAAAATGGACCTCTTTTTTTGTATTTTTTTTGCAAATACTCGTAAACTTGATAATAAAATTCTTTTAAATTATGTGATTGGAAATTTACACCAAATATTACTTCATAGACATTAATTTCTTCTTTAGTCAATTCATAATTTAGACCAAACATCATAATTTGGCATACAAATTTGTTCCAAATTGTATTGTGAATTGGATTTTCAATTGATTTTTTGTTTTCCAATATAAAATCCATTAAATAGACAATAAATGTAAATGATTCTGAAATTAATGATGGTTCTGTGATAAAATCAAAAAATCGTAATTCAATACCGTGATTAATGTACTTGTTAAAATTTACATCAAGTCCTACAGCGTTTAATTTCTCATATCCGCTGCATTGATGATACTGATTATACCACCAACTATCCAAAAATCCACATCGAGGAATCGTCAAGGCTTTGCCTGTAATCATTAGATCTGAATCATACGATCCAATCCCAATATATCTCGAAACAGCACATCGTTGTGAACATTTGGAATATAAATTTTTATTTTTATATTCCTCCAATGTAGAAAAATAATCGGGTGTATTGTATATAGCAATTAGTATCGGTTCAAACCATTGTATGATTTTTATTGCGCGTTGATGCTCAGTTATAAATTTCTTTTTATCTGCAATTTTTCTGTATTTGTTTAATTTTGTAGGTAAAGTTATATTATAATGCAAAGTACCATTGTTAAAAATAGCCACATTATTTATATTAGTTAAATGAATAGCAAAAGAATGATTATTGCTCATTATCTGTATTTTTCCAAATTCTTGAAAAATTTTTTTGACATTGAAAAACTCTTGTAAATTGAAAATAAAAAGTTTCTTGAAATTGTCTAATTCGTCAACAACTTGTTTTAGCGAAGTTTTATAAAAATTACAAGTTGTAAATTCAATCGTATCACCATCAAACAACCAATTTTTATTAAATGTTTCACGGAAAAAAGGTACAGTTAGCAAGTCTTCTGCTAAAGTGTTTCCCATAAATGCTTCATTTGGTTCACATAATTTGGTATATTTTCGTATTGGATTGTTTCTAAAATCCGTATATATAAAACTGTGAGCATTCATCAATAATGGTAGTTCGATTTTGTTCAAGCTTTTTGCAGTGGCTGCAAACGATTCATTTTTATTATTTTCCTTGTAATTTTCAAAATAATTTACGGAATATCGTTCGCGTTTATGATTATTTTGAAAAAATTGTTTGGAAATTTCCATCGGTTTATCAAATTCAAAATATAATTCATTTTCAATACCGATACCCCAATATAAATCATTTTTGACATAGGCATAATTATATTTTTGATGCTTATCCATCTCTACTAATAACCAATTTTTTTATTTCACATTATATAGTAGAATGCTACTAAATAAAAAAATTTGGATACGACGCGAAACATTTTATAATGAAGCACGCTGTCCTTTAACACCTGAGGGTGTTGGAATGTTGGTAAAAATCGGATTTACTGTAATTGTTGAATCTTGTATCACACGCTGCTACAGTGATGGAGAATTTGAAAAACATGGCGCTCGATTGACGAAAGACCCTTGGTATGTTGCCAAAGATTATTTAATAATTGGACTTAAAGAGTTATTACACCTGGAAAAGCTTGATCATCATCGTCATTTATATTTTTCACATTCATTTAAACATCAAAAAGATTCGGAACTTATTTTGCAAGCTTTTAATAAATCCAATAGTCTTCTATTCGATTTGGAATATTTTTTGGAGAATAATGAAAGAATTATTGCTTTTGGATATTGGGCTGGTATCGTAGGAGCTGTATTGGGTCTTGCACAATTTTATTTAAAGCTTTCTGGTCTGGAATTACATTCATTAAATTATTTTGATTCACTGGAAAAACTGTTTGAGATTATAAATTTGGATCGAAATATAAATCCAAAAATATGTTTAATTGGACCGAATGGACGTTCTGGAAGAGGAGTTTCTACGATTTTGAAAAGATTGGGTTTAAAGTGCACTGAATTGTCAAGAAATGATTTAAAAGATAATTTGCAAGATTTTGATATATTGTACAATTGTATTTTTTTGCAAAAAAATGTTGGGATTTGGCTTGATGATAATACAAGATTTACTAAAAATATGGTAATTACGGATATTAGTTGTGATTATACTCATCCATATAATCCAATTCGCTTGTATAATCACGCAACGACTTGGGAAAAACCCGTCTATAAATATAATAAATTTGTGGATATTATTGCGATCGAAAATTTACCTAGTTTATTACCAAAAGAAAGCTCGGATGATTTTTCTTCCACTTTGGTAAGAATACTTGCTACACTGCCCGACGATGAGAACCATTATTGGAAAAATAATTTGACATTTTATGATTCTGCTGTAGCGAATCTTGTCAAAATTAAAAAAAATTAATTTATACACAATTAATTATTAATAAAAAAATGGAAATCAATATTGCCGTCGATAATTTATCAACAGTTAAATTAAGCTACTCTCAAAGCCTAGTAGAAAAATATAATTATAGTAATGAAGACATGAGTAAAAAGGTTTATTATGATGCAAAATTGCTTGAAATAATGCTTTCAATAAAAGATTTAAATTCGGTAGAAAAGAAAATCTTGGAATATTTGTACAATGAAGCAAAAAGCTGGACTGGAAATATGAAAATTGGTTATTTGATTTTAAAATACACTGATATTTATCAGAAAAAGTATATTATCGCTTATCAATAAAGAACCCGTTTTAAAAGTTAATTTTACCACGAATACGAAGCATTAATTAAATAAATTTAAAATGTTGATATATTATATAATGGTTTACAAATTTACAATCGTTTCACAAATTTTCAATGAAGAATATTTACTTCCTTTTTGGCTTGAACATCACTCGCAAATCGTTGATCATGGAATAATTATTGATTATTGTTCAACTGATAGATCTTTAGAAATTATAAATAAAATTTGTCCTAATTGGACAGTTGTAAAAACTAAAAATTTAAAAGACGATGGAAAACCAAATTTGGAGTCTAGTTTAATCAATATTGAAATAAATGAAATTGAGGCGACAATTGAAGGATACAAAATATGTTTGAATGTTACAGAATTCTTGATAATTAATAAAGAAAAAGAAGAATTTATTAACTCGTTGCAAAAAAACAAATATTGTATTGAGATATTTTCTGCAATGACCGAAAAGCATAATAATTATCCAAAAAACACACAAGAATTTTTTAATGATATAAATTTAATATGTAAAGAAGATAAATTTAGAATATTAAATTCAGATGCAGGTAATTTTGAGACAAAAACCAATACTTCGGATTTTTACATATTAATGTGTCAATACTATCCGTGCAATGAAAAAGTTTTTGAAAGATTATTACAAATTCAAAATTGTGAAAATTTTTTAACATACAACAAATCATTGAGACATCATATTGACAATAATATTTATAATTTGAAATACGATTCAATTCAATTTTCGATCGAAAAATTAAAAAGAAACAATATTTATTATACAGAATTAATTGTTGATAGTAAATGGGGAGAAGATAAAATTTTACTTGAAAATGATGTAAATCTATTAAAAAATACTGATTTTGATGACATTGGATACAAAATCTTTGATATTGAAAACTTTAATGTCTTTTTACAACAATTACTTACAAATGAAATAAAAAAGATTACACAAAAAAATATTAAATTGTCCAATTATCATAATGAAATCACAGATTTTGAACATACTTTGATTTTAAATTCAATGCCGTATAAAAAAAATTCATCATTCGAACTAAGACAATTTTCTGAATACATTGAAACTTTTATTTCGAAAATTTTGGGTGAGCCAATTAAAATTTTTAACGAGGACTTGTGGTTTAGAATATGCAGACCAAGCAGTGTATGCAGTAACGATTTTAATCCTTGTCACAGAGATGTATACTTGGATTTTTATAAAAATATCGTTAATATTTATTTGCCTGTTATCGGTTCTAACAAAAATTCATCGTTAAAACTACAACCTGGTAGTCATAAATGGACAGAAAAAGAAACAATGGTAACTCAAGGAGGTGCATTTTTTAAACATACGAATAAAAAATACTCTGTTGATGCGATCGTTGCAAGCAAAACGCAACTTGACATGGTACGTCCGAACCCCAACATTCAACAAATGATGTTGTTTTCACCTTATTTAATACATGGATGCGCTGACAATGATAATACAAATGAAACCCGTATATCATTAGAAGTTAGATTTATACGAAATGATGCACAGGGATTAAAACAAGAAGACATGTTCAATGAGTTTTTAAAAATTCGCAATTGGAGATGAAATTTATTAATCTTTATGATATTATAGATGGAAAGTTTTAATATTAAGACTTTGTTGATTTCTCATTTTTTTAACGAAGAAGATTTATTACCTCAATGGTTGAATCATCATAAAGATTTATTTGATCATGGAGTTTTGATCAATTATAATTCTACTGACAGTTCGGTAAAAATTATAAATACCATTTGCCCAACTTGGGAGATCGTTTCTCCAACAGAAGACTTTGGTCCTTGTGTAAATGATATACATGATATAGAATCTAGATTTGATTGCTGGAAAATTGCTTTGAATATTACAGAATTTTTATTAACTGATAATTATAATTTGAAAAAAACAATTCATGATTTTCAAATTAATTATCCAGGTTGGCACGGAATGAGATTAAGAAGTTGCATTTTAGTTGATAAAGATAAAAATGAAGAATATAATCCTGACATACCTATTTTAAAACAAAAGTGTCACGGCTATTTTGAAGAAGATGTTGAAAATTTAATAGATAATAATGTTAATTATACAGGTGAAGCTAGGATCTATAAAGAAGAAGACATCATTCCAGCCACAGCGATTAATACGAAGATTGGTATTGATGGTAGATTCAGACTTTTACATAAAGCGCAAACTGGAAATTACACACAAGGAAGGCACGCTACGACTCATCACGGAATATATCCTAGAAGTTCTGGATTTTGCAGAGAACCAGATTTGATTGTATGCTGGTTAGGATATTCTCCATTTTCAATTTATAAAAAAAGAATAAACAATTGTTCAAGACAAAGATATGGCTGGTTAAATCCAGAAGTTATTCTTCATTATCAACAAGAAATATCCTATAATTTATTTAAAGATGAAAGATATAAAGATAGTTATGACAAACTTTATAATTAAAACGAAATATAAATTTTTAATCGAACGATTGATGAAACTCATACTGTCAAAAATTCAGTGACGATTACTGTTGGAGTTGCTCCACAATTTTAATCAAATCTGACATTTGTACACCATGTTGTTTGATAATTTTTTTGTATTGTTTTTGGAATATTTTCAAGTTTTTCAATTCTTGTTGTAACATTTGCTTTCGATGTATCGCTTTTGAAATTTCTGCGCTAACGGGTCCTCTTTTGACTAACGGTTTAGTCGAAAACTGTTGATGTTTTAAAGCTAAATAACGGTCAATTTGAGCAAGTTGACTTTGAGTTTTATTTAGCTTTTGAATCGTTTTAACCAACTGTTCTTGATAGAGTTTTTTTGAACCTAAAGGAGGTGAAGGTTTTGCTGTAAATTGTTTGTTCATACGCGCGAGTGCCTTTTTTCCTTGTTCTTCAACACTTCCAACATCTCTTCCTTGAGTTACTAAAATCTGACCTAACGATTCTACAAGCTTTTGCATTGGTTCACTGCTAAATGCAACAGTAGAACTCAGCCTTTTACATGGATTTAAAAATAAATAAATAGGGTCGTCACTTGGTTCTAAAGATTTTATTGTATCCAAAACAAATGATAAACTAAAACCCTCGGTAAATCTTGATAAACTATCTAGAAATTTCAAAGCCGATACTTGAGATGTTACTTCCAACATTTTATAGATACCCATCGGTTGAACAAAAGTAATATTTCTATAATTGTGATCAACTTTACTTGATCGTATATCAAAATAGTATTGACTTAACTCTGGATGCAATGCTGTTTTATAAACTGCAAGTAGATCAAAGTTGACTTTTTCGTTATAGACTAATTGTGTTGTGTCAGTACCAGGAGTAATCAAAATCGATTTACCATCTTTTTGAGGAAATTGAAAACTATTTAATAATTCTGGACGCAAAAATTCCGTAGAAATTTTAAATCTTGCAACCGCAGTTTCCGGTGGAACATTGCTTAAATGTAAATTTACAATCGTTTCATCTTGACCATAGGCTCGTAGTCGATTTTGAGGAACGATTCTCAAATCTTGATCATTCAGCAAAAACAGACACTTTATTTGAAAACGATATTTCGCGGTACTTTTGGTGGGGTCAAAAAGCAAATAATTATCTCCTAAAAAAACCAAAATATTGTATAATTCAATTAAAAAATTGACTCCGTAAAACTGGAGAAAAAATTTTAACAATACTTCAGATTTACAAAAGCTTGTCAATTGTCCTTCCGTTCCAATCGAAACAATTCGAATGTTGTGTCTTTTTTTTGCATCCAATGTTTCCGTGGAATTAATAACACCATGACAAAATAATACATACCCAGACATTTTATTTAAAGAGGTGTGAATATTTTTTTTTTGTGTCTGAAAAAAAAAATAGGGTTATTAAAATGAGTTCATTTGCTAGAAATAACAGCAATTATGGTTATCCATTACCAAGAGCACTTCAAACTCGTCCGATATTTACGGATTATGCGGTAGGTCGCGGTGTGGAAGAAAACAAAGAGTACTATAAAGCTCAACTTGATTTAGCAGTAAAAGCACAAAAACCAGTTTGTGTGAATGGTGTTTGTGCATTACCGGCCAAATCAACTCCATCCGACCGTTATCCTTGTGGATTTCGAAATTTTCATTGATTGTATTGTTTGATAAATTGACGAACAGTCTGTTGTAAACCTTCTGGATTTCTTGGTGTTTTTAATATTCTCTTTCTGTATCCTTCGGGATTATTTAGCATCGAGTCCGATACAGTCAAACTTTTGATATAGGTTGGTATCATTCTTGTCCACAACAATTCTTGTGTAATATTTTTACCACTTCCTGGAATCGTTTGCTGTACTGCATTACGAGCTCGTTGATTTAGTGCTTGACGATAACTTTTATAAGCTGCAGACCATTGTTGAACAGGTGTTTGTGCAGTTCTTTGACCAATAATCTGCCTTGAATCAAATTCAATAATATGAATGGTATAATTAAGCATGGTTGCAAAACCAACCGCAGGGACTAATTCACTGTCATTCAAAAAGGTATTATCAAAAATAAGAGGAGTGATTCCAATCTCCATTTTTTCCTTCATCTTTTTTTGTACAATCAATGGTAATGAGGGATCAAAAACCATGTGATATTTTTGTTCCATAATGTCATCAAAATTTGGAATCGCAATTTGTTGATCCGTCATTTGCATCAACTTCTTAACTTGTCCAGTTTGTTTATTTCGGTACATGGTTGAATAATCATCATTAGAAACAATATGAATTCTACGATTTGTCATTGTGTATGGAATCCCGTGGCGTTGAAAAATTTCCTTCATCTTTGTTGATTTACCAGAACCGGGTAAACCTCTCATCAAGTATAACTCCAAATCAGGATTTCCTTGAAGAGTGACTTCTCTAATGTTCATTTTTGTATAAAATGGCTCTTGCATTTATTTATAAAAAAATTTCAAATTTTGCATAATTTCATAGCATCCAATACAATATTTTTTTCGTTGCTTGTTAGATTTTTTTCAAGACAAAGCTTTTGTTCAAGTTTTCTGGGCAACTTTTCGAATAAACATTTTACTTGATCAACATTACAATTAAATTTTTTTGATAATTGTAGGATGCATTTATTAATTTTATAATGTACAAGTGAACCTAAAATGATGGCGATTAGAAGAACAATTAGAATGATGACGATAAAAATGTACAAAATGGTCAAGAATATATCCATATTTATTAAATAGTTTTAATAAATTTTTTACCATACAAATGGAATCCACAACTTTGTTTTTGTAATTTTGTATTCAGGATATTTACGCAAATACCATTCTTTAATGTACATTCGGGGTATCCATATAAGACAAACATTAAATAATAAAATAAAGCAACAAAGTCTCGATTTTGTGCAATATACAAATGAACTATATATAAATAATTCGCCCAAATAGTTTGGATTTCGAATCAACCAAAAGAATCCTTCATCAATGAATTTTTTTTGTTGCTGCAAAGTATAGTATTTTTGAGTGTCGGAACCAAAATGTAGAAAAACTCCAATATTGAATAGACAAACAATAAAACACATTTCAATGTTGTTCAAGTAGGAATTATTCTTTATCGTGACAAAAGGGAAAACCCAATATAAAAGTAAGAAAAAGCTGCTGTAAATTCCTTCCCAAAGATCGATTTTATACAAAAAGGATTTATCAGGACAAACTAGTGATTTGACGGACCATAAAACTCCATAAGTTCCGTGAAGCGACAAATATAAATATGCGGTCATGCTCCAATTTTGATAAAAAAACATTAACCACAAAATCCATAGTCCTGTCGATAATTTCCAAAAGTTGATCAATTGGTATAATTGCATTTTTTTTGACGATGAAAAATGAATTAAAGTTTTCAATTTTCAAAAAAAAAAAATTGTTGTGGATATTTTTTTTTATATTGGAATCAAAATGAAAGTTTATATCGTACGACATGGAATTACGGACGCTTGTGGACTTGTTACTGTTGATAATATAAAACCCAATAAAGATGTTTCATTGTCAGCGACTGGAGTTGAACAAGTACGAGCTATGCTTGGCAGTCTTCCAAAAACAATTACCAAAATTTTTACTAGTCCAACCATTCGCACAATTGAAACTTCACAAATTATTGCCAATTATTGTATAACTCACCCAGAGATTATTGAGGATTTGCGAATAAAAAATAAAGTTGTTGTTATGGATAGTTCTTATACCACAAACATTAACAGTTTTCTAGAGGATCTTTGTACCTTCCAAGACAAGGAAGTTGTCTTGGTCACACATGGAAGAATTATAAAAATGATGTATTCTTTATTAAATATTGGAAAAATAGATTGTGAATTTATGAATAAATTAGAGTTAGATTATGCTAGTTATTTTTTAATGGAAAAGATTAGCAATCAATTCGTATTTCCACAATGGAATTTTCCGAAAGTTTTTCCACCAGTACTCCAAATAAATAAATGATATTTCAAATACCCCATTAATTTTTTCAGAAATCAATTTTTTTTTTATTCTTTTAATCATAAAAAACATGGGTATAGGTAGTTCAAAACCAAAACAAACTGAAAATCCGTTGAATCAAAATCAAATTAATCGTAAAAAAGATCAATTAGGGAAAATATCTCAACAAATTTTAAAGATTGAAAAGATTGAAGACAACATTGAAGATTTACTAATCTTATATGAACGCTACAAAACTCTGCGTATTGAAAATGTTGAATTGGAAGAACATTTTACTCAATTAATGACTAATTTTGTAAAAAGTTTGATACAAAATAAAACTGATCCAAAAGATATTAAATATTGGCAACAGCGTTATAAGAAAGCTGTCCACAAGCAAACAATTGGTCGCGATATTGACCCAAAAATTCAAGCGATGTTTAATAATACTGTAAAACAAACCAACAAGGCGATTCAACAACAAAAACAAACAGTGATTAAAAATACTTTAGATTCATTTAAAGCACTTTGTACTGATATGACAAATGACGGACCGCAAGAATTAATTGATATATTTAAAAATTTCATGTTAGAGTATCCAGGTGGAAATGCTGAGGTTGATAAGCATTTTGGAGCTTCATTTGAAAAATATTTATCTACCTATTATGGGCCTGGTAAGGACAATAAATCATTATATTCTTATGGTGAAAGCGAAAATCCTATTACAATTATTCAATCATTATACGATTCCTATTTGGCAATTACACAAAGCTATCGCGATTCGATCCCCGCAATTGATGATAAAGTTAAAGCTGCATACACAAAAGCTTTATCGTGGGCAAATGAAATTAATAGTCAAAAAGTTCCCAAGAATTTACAAGCAGTAAACATAAAGCAGAATCAACAAACTTTATCAAAAGATATTACGATATTTACACCAAAACAACAAAGCGTTACACAAATAATTTCTCAACTCGCACAACAAACTTCTGCAGAAGATTTAGTACAACAATTACTTTCTGTAGCGGATTTAATTGATTCTTATGTGAAAAAAGACAAGAAATTAGAAAAAATTCTTACTGAAATTGATGATATACTTGAATTGGTTAATAAGCAAGGAACTCAACAGGTTACGAAACAACAATTGTTATTGGCAAAACAAAGGCTTGCCAAAATTTCTAAACAATTGTCAAAACAACAGCAAATTTTAATTAAACCGGTGCAGCAACAAGTCGCTGCAACAGTACAAGATGCTGTTGAACAGGTTGTTGCCCAACAAGTACCGGGAGCTCCCCAAACAGTCGTTGAACAAGTAGCTAGTGATGCTGCTCAAGCTGTCGTTCAATCTCCTGTTGTTCAACAAGCAGTTCAGCAAGGTCAAAAACAGGCAAATGCTCAAGGTTCAACTCAATCTGCGACTCAAGCTGCTGCGGGACAGGTTTTGAAACAACAACAAGTAAAACAACAAGTTGCACAAGCAGGAGCACAAGCAGTTCAAGATGCTGCTAAACAAACTGTAGCCGGTCAAGTCGCAGGGCAAGTAGAGGATGTTGTTGCCGATGCGGTTACCCAACAAGTTCCAGATGCTGCTCCACAAGTTGTCGACCAAGCTGCTAAAGATGCAGCTCAATCTGTAGTTGAATCACCTGTTGTACAAAAAGCAGTTCAGAAAGGTCAAAAACAGGCAAATTCTCAAGGTTCAACCCAGGCAGCAACACAAGCCGCTGCTCAACAAGTTTTGAATCAAGCTGCTGTCCAACAAGCAATAATGAAAGCGGCGAAACAAGCAATTGCGAAAGCTCAACAACAAAATAAAACTCAACAGCAAATTACTTCAGCAATCGAAGAAGCTGCTGCTGAAGCGATTCGTACATCTGCCCCAAAGGCTTCCGTACAAAAAATTAAACAACTTGTTGAAAAATCTGTAAAAAAGGTTCAAGACGAACGCGTTCAACAAAAGAAGAAGACCAACCAGGCCTAAAAAATGAAGTTGGAAGATTTTTTTTTATACTTACAAATCAATCATAATAGTCGATTTTTTCAATAGGCATATTTCGTAATACTTTCTCGGTTCGTCTCATTATGCCAAAAATCAAGATTGGTTGATAGATAGGATTCATGCACCAAAAAGCACCATTTAGTCCATTTAATATTTTGTTTGTTGTTAGGATTTCTGTTGTATTGAATTTATCTGTAGCAAATAAGTTATTATATCCCCGATAAAATCCATAAACACCCACAGAAGAAAAATAACTTACAATTGCCTTGCGCCATATTTTACTTGACATCTTTCTTTGTTTCTAGTTATGTCTTTAAATTTTTACCAGCGATTTCCAAAAATTGATTTTGGAAATTTTTTTCCGCTTGAAAAGCGGTAAAACGGAATTAAAGATATCTACAAGCAATATTTTATTGCAAATTGCAACAATTTTTGACAATACAACTTGCTTTTGACAAATTTCCGTTTTACTGGCTTTTGGTGTTATTTTGCAATTTAGTTTCTATAAAAAAGAAAAACTTTTTCTTGACGCCTTTCAATCTCAACCATACGAATAGAGTTTGCGTCAAGTCTTTAACATGTTGTACATCGTTTTCCAAAAATTGATTTTGGAAAACTTTTTTTAACCCTTGGTAGCTTATCTGAAAAGCACTTTAACGCTAACTTTATTTTGCAAAAACAGACTTTTCAAAACAAACAGGACCAAACAAAAACTATGGAGTGCTCTATTTGCTGTGACATATTTAATCAAAGCAATCGCAAGGCCGTAACTTGTCCGAAATGCAATGAAAAATGCTGCGTGACATGTGTTAAAAAGTTTATCGATGGATCTTTGGAAGATCCTCACTGCATGCATTGTAAGCACCAGTGGGATCTATTCTTTGTCAATACGATTCTTCCACGCGCCTACATGGTTACTCAATGGAAAACCAGTCGTTCAAGCCTTTTGCTCAACCGAGAAAAGTCATACTTCCCCGAGACAATGCCTCTTGTCGCCGCTCAAATTCAAAAGGAAAAAATTCAAAAGCAAATCAAGGAGATTGAAGAACAAGAGAAAAAGCTCAAGGCGCAAAAGCGAGAGCTTAATTGGGCTCTCTATGATTTGAATCATCCAGGTGCTGCAGCAGCACCAGCACCATTACCAGCAACCGAAGCAACTAGTAGCAAACAGAACTTTGACATTCGTCAATGCCCAACTGCAAACTGCAAAGGCTTTCTCGACACTAAGAGTGGTAGTTGCGCCATTTGCCAAAAGCTCACTTGTCTAAAGTGCAATTCTGCTAAAGTCGAGGGAGTTGAACACGAGTGCAAGCAAGAAGACTTGGACACCTGGGCAATGATCAAATCTGATTCAAAACCTTGCCCCAATTGTGGGACCAGAATTCAAAAGACCACGGGATGTGCACAAATGTGGTGTCCTGGCTGTCATGTCGCCTTTAATTGGAATACTGGGGCTATTGAAAAGGGAGCTGTGCATAACCCTCACTACTACGAGTGGGCGGCGCGTTTAGGTGAAGCTGCTGTAGCTCCTCAATATCACCAAAATCACTGTAACGCTCAGAATGTTTGGCATTATTATCATTATCCAACCGATATCCGCCAAACATTGGGATTTCAGACTCTTCATCAGCGTCTGAATCATATTATTCATAATGATCTTTTTCGTCTACGCCAAAAGCTTGTGCGCAATAACACCGATCTGCGTATCATGTTTCTTCGTAATTTTATTGACGAAGAGTATTACAAAAAGTCTCTAGTGGCACGCGAGCTTCAGCTTCAAAAGGATCAGCGAATGGTAGAGTGTATGGAGACACTGAATCTAGTAGCTACTCCTTTGTTTCACGCCTTGCAAACAAGACAAATCACTTTTAAGGAAGTAAAAACACAAATGGAGCAGTTAGAAAAGTTTGTAAATGACAGCATTGTTCAACTCAACGAGGCATTCCGTTCCAAGATTGGCGCAATTAAGATTTTTGTTTAGAAAAAATTTTTAATTTTTTTTGTATCTATAAAAAAATGAGTTACGACCGAACAACTGAAAATGGATCTGTATACCAGGATATTAATTCTCATGGATTAGTAAACGGTACACCCGACTACCACACACTTGGAAATTATTATACAAAACCAAAATGTCCTTTCCGAAATGCTCAAGGAGAATGTTTAGTTCGCCCTGTAGTTATTAGCCCTGCTTTTGGTGGCGTTGCTTACAACATTCCAGGATTTAACATTAATGCTACCAATCCTGGAACTGCTCTTTCTGATTCCAATTACTTCAACATTAGTAATGCTTACCCACAATATTGTAAAACTAACCTTGTAAACTCAACCTACCAATAAATTTAAGCAACTCTTGTTGTCGACTCTTCATCCTCTTCTAAATAAGTAAGACAAGTAATAATAAATGGGTCATCCTTTTTGAATAAGCGTTGAATAATAGTCTTTTTATTAATGACTGTTTTTTTACCAAGTGATTCAAAATGCATGTCCTTGAAATACAAAATTACGACAAAGGGGTGATCGTTTTTGAAAACATGCTTTTTATATAATAATTTCATACCTTCGTAAGGCATACCAGTCTCTTCGTCTAAAATTATAATGTTGACTTTGAGATTTAAATAATCGACAACACTTGAAAAAATAAAGACATTTAGCCATTTTTTTGGGTCTGAAATTTCAGACTTAAAGTCAGACAAGGCTTTTGAAGTCACAAAATCAAAAATTGGATAACTAAGCAAAGATAATTTCTGAATGACTTTACTTTTTTTGTCCGCACTCATCTTTGGTACATGAGAATCAATCTTTTTTTCCAACTCATCTATGGCCTTTTTAACTTTAATCTTGTAAATATCATACCAAGTATTTTTTATTTGTTCTAAATAAGATTCCTCATTTTCTGCTTGGTATTTTTTTGAGCACTCCATATCCCATTGTGGAAGAATTTCTTGTTCCACCAGATTGGGATTTAGTAATGTAAACAAAATATCGATGGCAACAGGATTTACATCATATTTTTCAAAATATTCTTGATTGTCAAGTAATAATTTTGGAATCGAATGCATAATAAGTCTCATGGTTTCAATAATTTGCAAAAATGCAATATTGCCATTTTGAATCAAAAACCATTCTTCAAATTGAATTTTATTGGCTAGCTCCATTCGCTTATTTTCAATATAAACTTTTCTTTCGTCACTGGGTAATTCACGAAAATCTTTAAAAGGATAATATAATGAATAAAAAAAACAAGATCCTGATTGATCAGTACCGGTACGAATAAGTTCTGTATTTAAAACACTTGTAGAATAGGGTTTGGTTTCATTTACCTGTAAAAAATCTAGCATTTTTACATGAAAAATTAAATGCTTAAACCATTAAATAAGAAAATTTACAATTCTTCCAATCAATATTCATAATTTGACAATTTTTTATATCGAAAGTTTCAATAGACTTTTCATCCTTCAGTTTCAAATAAACAAATAGTGCACGCAATGTATTACTATGAGATACTACTAATACATTTTGGTTATTTTTGAGACAAGGTTCTATTTGTGATTCGTAATAATTTGAAACACGAATTTTTACATCATGCAAGTTTTCACCATAGGGAGGTCTATCATAATATCCGCGTCTCCAGGATTGAACAACTGGAAAACTATAAAGAAGATTGAGTTCTGATTTTAATTTACCACTTAAAATACCATAATGACGCTCTTTCAAAGCAGCGGACTGAATTATTGGGAAATGTTGCTTGATTTCTTTTTGTATAATGTACGCAGTTTCAATTGATCTTTGTTGATCACTTGTGAATATCTTTTGAATTTTGAGATTTTTTAATACTGGAATGGTGCGAATGACTTGTTGTTTTCCCAAATTACTGAGAGGAACATTTGTCCATCCTGCCAAGACACCCATCTTGTTGAACATTGTTTCTCCATGACGCATTACGATAAGACTCATTGTAATCTAATTTTAAGAAAAATAAAAATATATGGAATAAAAAATGAGACTTTGGAACCTCTTCTTACATATTGCGGTGCAATGTTTATCACTTTTACCCTCACCCATTCAAAGAAAAGCGTACAAATTCGCAGTTGGAAATGGGCAAATGAAATTTGATTTACACCCTAATTCAATTTGGGTTGGTTATGAAATTCATAATGAAACGGAAATTTTGAAAAGAATTCCAGAGGATTTGGAATTGTGTCCCGTCAGTGTTTTCAAAACTTTGCCAGCCAAAAAATACTTGTTTTTTAATTTTTTCGGTGTATCTAGTGATTATTTGGAGGGCAATCGTTTAGAAATTGTGACTGTTGTTCAAGATAAATTGTCCAAAATGAAACGATTCATTATTCTTGATTATTATAGCAACACGATTTCCAGTGACCCAATTCATAGTTTTAAAAAACCAAATGCTCGAATTATGGATCTCGTCGCTTCACACAAATTTCTATCAGCATATTGCGATGACAAGTATATATTTGTGGGGAAAAAACTACAACGATTAAAATTGCTTAGTTCCGAATTTTCGATTGGGTGCAATAAAAATATATTTTATGGAACCCCAAAAATTCATTTACCAAATTATTTGGAATTTGATCATTCATTAATTTCCAAAGTGCAAATGTTTGAATCGTTTAGTGTACATAATCAACTATGGACATCTTCCGTCAATAATCTGACAGCTCCTAGTATTGCCTTTTATTATCCCCAAGCCATTCCTTTTAAAATTATACCTGCAAAAAAATATGAAGCAAAAGAAAATTATGACGATTTACCCTTGGAATTATTTACTTTTTATGATTTCTGATTGAACTAGATTGTCCAAAAATTGTTTGGCTTCTTGGTTGGACATTGTTAACGGATTTTGCATTGTTTTGTCGGATGCCAAAAATAACATTGTATTATAATATTCGTTTTTGCTTATAATAATATCTGGAAAGGCAAATAAATCCAAATCATGTGTTTTTATGACATTTTCCAATATTGATTTAACAATATTATTGCCTCGACTAAATTTTAAAATTTCCTTGGTAAAGATTGGTTTATAAAATTCAATAAACTTGGATTGCTGTGAAGAAATCGTATCAATAGAAATTTTATCTGTAGTTTTGTTGGATTGAATCAAAAGTAGGGAAACTTTTTGGAAACTCTTTGTTAAATATTGTTGTATAAGGTATCCTAAACCCACTGAACTAATATTCATAATTCTCTCCGCTTTGAATTTCATTACACAAATCCATATAAAAAATGCCAAGATGGTAAAAATTATACAAAATATAACCCAAAATCCAATTTCAAAATTCATCATTTATTACTATTTATAAAATTTATTTCATTGTTGGAAAAAATTCGCTGTTTTAAATCTTTAATATGTGGACAAATAAATTTAGGATTTCTTGGTAACCTGTAAATTTTTTTATTTATTTTATATTGATTAATAAAAATTATAATGAATGATACAAGAACTTTTCAACAAATTATGCAATCTAAAGCTATCGCTCAGCAGGACAATTTAAGCAAAGCAATACAAGCAATTTTAAAAAAAAAAGAAGGTTCATATATAAATCCTGTAATTAAACAAGTGCAAAAGCAGGTGCAAAAACCAGCTCAAAAACAACTTCAAAAACAAGTGCAAAAGCAGGTGCAAAAGCCAGAAGAAAAGACCGATATCCCGAATGTCATTAACGAAATTTTAACTAAACAAACTTTGCAACAAAAAGTGAGGAAATTATCAGAATCTTTTAAATTAGTAAATCAATATACACACACTTTAAGTACAGAAGAGCGACAAGATTTTATCGCAAGTATGGACGATAATGATAACCTAGATTCAACTGAGGATGTAATAACGACGAGCCAAGAAGGTAAAACACAAGGTCGAAGTTATAGTGGTCGGGCTCGTGGTGGATTTGGCAGTAGCAGTAGCAGAAGAAGTACCCCTGCACCAGTAGCAGCATCAGCAGCTTTCAGTGGCAGTGGCAGTGGTAGAGGTAGAGGTGGCAGTGGCAGTGGTAGAGGTGGCAGAGGTAGAGGTGGCGGTGGTGGAGGTGGGGGTCGCCGTGGAGACAGTGGCCTTGGGCATGGAGGAGGGGGTCGGGATAGGGACGGTCATATTGATTTTTATGACGTAAGCACAAAAAGGGATCCAATTGGACGGGATCAAAAGTTAAGACGGTTTATAAATCAATTTAACTCAGGAGGGCCTTGTGGAATATGCAGTTCTTTTAAAATGCCAGAAGATGGGGGTGATTATGGATCTATATTTGGATGCTTGCCAAATAATGAAGATAGATTGTTTAGAATAGTTGGAATGGAGTTTGCAACATGTTTTAGAAAAGGATTTGGATTTCTTCAAGATTGGATAGTTCTGATCCCATCGGTAAAATATGATATTTCAAAACCTGCCGAGTTATACCGTTTATATGCATTAGATTTAAATATCAAAGCATACCTACATTTAGGAGTAAAAGAGATTATTATATTTTATTACTCCAATTCACATGATTTAAATGGTTGGTTAACTAGGGTAAAAGCTAGTACCACTATTTTTAATCTTCCTGAAGAGTACCAAAACAAATTAAAATTTATTTGTTATAGTTATTATGGTTTTAGCCCGCATATAGGTTGCGCAAGAATGGCAATAGCTCGTTATATGTTTAAAATTGAAAATACTTCTGTGATTTTATCTGACGATAGAAGATTTATTGGAGCTCCAAATGTTCAATCTTTGAATCGTAGTTTGACTGAAATAAATCGTATTGTTTTATCGGAGTCATATATTATAAGCCCTGCAAAAAAAATTTTTGCTGGAGCACCTGCATTTTCTGAAGGATATCCAACTCAAATTATATTTTCGACTACAGATACATTAAAATCAGTATATCGAAACGCGCAAAAATATTATTTTCTACCAGCATGCTTTTCTAGAATTATGGAGGATTACAGTTTTGCAACTTTGGTCCCACCTACTGTATTTACAGCATATTGTAACACAATTTGTAGAATTACATTTCAAAGTTTGAATTCCATTGCAAGAAGTTTACCAAGAGATTCATTGCTTGCAAAAATTTTTAATGAACAAGGGCAACTTAGTTTAGATAACGCAATAATTTTAGCAGATCCAAATCTACATGGAAAAGACTGGTGGGTAACTAGAGGATACTATCGAGGGCAACCACTAGTAACCCGGATTCCAATGGAATATAAAGAAGTTGGTAGACCTGATGCAAGTAGAGCAACTAGACATTATATTGATGCATCTAAAGGTCGGTATGATAATTTTAGAAAATATAGTTTGAAATCGATTCCCAATACATCAATACGCTTATTACAAAAATATTTTGGATGTGATCAGAATGGTATTAGTCCACCACCAATTCCAGGATCTTCTGAAACACGTCCAAACATTGATAATCCAAAAACCGTTGAGCGCGTACAGTCTTATCCAAGTTCTTTCGATCCTGACGAACCCGGAAAATATAATCCCTATACTAAAAAAGATTTAGTAAATTATGTATATAAATTAGTAATACCAAACTTGACTCAGGATGAAGATCCAGGCCATTATCCAGTAGAGGATCGACCAATAATTAATTATTTCAATGAAGAGAGAGTTTTCATAACTGAACCGTTTACAATGCAAGAACTTTCAAATTATAGTCAAACCTATACGAAAACAAAAATTGACAAGTATAATATTGAAAATTTTAATAAACCTTATCTTGCAAGATTAGCTTTGCATTTTTCTCAACAAGATAATAAAAGTGATGATGATTTACACCAATTAGTAGACCATTTTAAAGATTGTAGAAAGAGTAAACTAAAACCAGATGATTGTTTATCGCATGAGATTGGTTCCTTAAAAGCATTGCGGAGCGAGGCTGCTGATGTTTCTGATCTACATGATATGGCAGCAGAAACAACAGCAAAAGGCGGAGGCGGTGTACCAGCAGCAGCTGCTCCTGCTCATCGAACTAAAGAAGAGCTTATTGCTGATGCGCTATCTAAAATCGGTCAAACGCTTATACAATCATCACCAAATATTGGAAGAATTATTGCAAAACCAGGCCAAGGAACTACACAAAAACTTGGACAAGTTATTGGTCAAACTGATAGCTATTACTTGACATACAGAATTAAAGATAAGAAATTAAAAACCGAAAAGATTGTTGAAAGAAAAAAGCAACAGCAAAATAAATCTTGGAAATGGCAAAAAGGTTTGGTGCAACAGCAACAAGCTAAAGGTGAGGATGTTTTTAAACAAACCCCAAGATAAAAATTGAACTTATGAAATTAATTTTATATTACAATAACGATATAAAATTGTGTCAACATTATAAAAGAAATTGTAAAATTCTGGCTCCCTGTTGCCAAGAATACTTTGATTGTCGTTTATGCCACGACGCAGTGCAAAGTCACACTATTGATCGTTATGCAATAAAAACTATCCAATGTAATTTTTGCACCACAGTTCAAGATAAATCTTCACAATGTCAAAATTGTCTTGAGGTTTTTTCTCAGCATTTTTGCAACATTTGTAATCTTTGGATTGAATTTCCGATTGTACATTGCGAAAAATGTAATATTTGTTACAAAGAATCTGTTCAAGGTAGATTCCATTGTGATACTTGCAATTTATGTTTTGAAGGTGACCAAAATAATCATTCTTGTTGTGAAAAAAAAGTGGATCCAGATTCAGAATGTTGTGTATGCTTGGAAAAATTATATTATCAACCAGTCGCCGCAGCAATTTTAAAATGTGGACATTGGATACATTCAAAATGTCTTGAAGGTATGATGCAAAATAATAAATACCAATGTCCTTTGTGTAAAAAAACAATGATTGATGTAGATTGGTCAAAATACAAGTCTATTATTGCATCGATTCCAATTTCAACGGACCAAGAGCCTAAAGATGTCGAACTTTTATGCAATGATTGCTTAACTAAATCGCAGAGAACATACCATCCGATCGCCATGGAGTGCTCTAATTGTGGTAGTTTCAATACTGGGATTTTTAAAAATTGATTGCATTTTTTTTAGCTACAAAACTTTAAAATGAAGTATTATTGTGCCAAATGCCCGTCTTCAAAGAAGACTTACACTAAGAAGGGATGGTTGGATCGACATGATCGAGAAAAACACGCAACTCAAATAACTCCAACTATTGTTAATACGAATGCTCAACATCAAGTAAAACCACTTTTATCTATCATGGTGACAAGGCAAAAGCTACATAACTTGTATAATCACGCAGATTCTTTAGTTCAAACTGCTGAATTTTTCAAGCAGGAAGCTAATAAACTTAGAACTGAGATTAATAGCTTAATTTTGAGCTAGGGAGGCTGGTAAAAATTGAAACTAAAAATTTTTTTTATTCAAAAAGTGATGTGTACAATTTTTATCATGTATTGAAAAACAAATCCGGAAATTAACAGAGTCCTAAAATGTCCTTACCAATTATACAGATTACCAAAAAACAACAGATGAACTGCCAAATTTGCGACTCTCAAGCCAACGGTTACCGTTACTGCACTCCCTGCTTTCAGTCCTTTATCAAGAAAACACCCTTTGCTGGGCCGGGACCCGTTCGTGGTGGAGGTGACCTGGCTGATAGCATTTCACGCCAGCTTGGACAGACCGCAGAAGATCAATTTTATGATTTATACAAGTCTGCAGGCAAAAAGATTAGAACCGCAACTAAATTTGAAAATCACAAGAAACACTACGATTTTGTGACTTATGAGGAAAGGCTTCGAAAATACATTCGAGTCGAAGTCAAGTCGATGAAAGCCCGTAAACGAGGACAAGAACCCGATCCTACGATTGCATATCTAGAAGTGCATAACATCGACGGATACCCAGGATGGGTGTATGGACAGGCGGATGCAATTGCATTTCAAACTCCCACTGGATTTTTGATTGTGAATAGAAAAAGACTTGTAGAAAAGGTTAATTACCATTATACCAAACTTCCGTATGTGACGGAGAGTGGTATTGAATACACTTTGTATGGTCGATTTAACCGCAAAGATCTTGTCATGATTCTTCCCTTTTCAGAAATTGAGAAAATTCCAGGAAATATTAAGATTTAATGTGTGCAAAAAATAAGCAAAAATTGATACTATCTATTTTTTTTATTTTGTAATACGCAACATTGCTTTTTAAAAACATTTTAAAAACTGACTTGGGACTTTTTTTTTTCTTTCTTATAGTATAAATAGCAAATGACAAAAAATACAGGAGGTGGAAAAAAACACAAGCGTGGAGCTCGCCCGACGATGGGCAAGCGAGAAATAATAATTAAAGAAGATCAGCAAGAATACGGACTAGTTGATAAGATGCTTGGAGACATGAGGTGTCTTGTCTTGTGTTCCGATTCAACAACAAAAGTTTGCCATATTCGTGGAAAGTTTAAAAGGCGTGTTTGGATTAATCCAGGAGATACAGTGTTGATTTCAACGCGAGAATTTGAGGACGACAAGGCCGATGTAATTCACAAGTATAATCCCGACGAAGCAGAGCTTTTAAAGCTTAATGGCGAGTTCGATCCGTCCATGTACAAGAATTTGAGTAATCAAGATGGAACAACCAATGTCCAGCAGCTAGTGATGGAAACAACAGATGCAGTTGATGATAATTTTGATTTTAATGACATTTAATGATTTATATTCGTGTTAATAAATGAGGTTTATACTATTTTTTTATTTAATTGTTACTGTGAATTGTTATAATATAATATTTATTGGAATGCCAGATTCTGGTAAAACATTTCTAAGTAAAGAATTATCTAAAAAATTAAATTTGCCGTTTTATGACTCTGATCAACTAAATTCGCAATTTTACACGATTAAAAAAACAAAACCTCAATGGAATGCATTTCGTCAGGAGGAATGTAGTATAATTAAAAATTTAATACAAAACCCCGAACCAAAAATAATATCTACAGGAGGAGGTTGTATAGAAAATGCAGCGCTATTTAATATTTTTTTAAATAAATCAAAACATGATATAATTATTCATGTTCTTAAAAGCAAGTATAAGACTAGTGACAAAAATTTACCAAAATCTCATGAGGAACTTTGGTTAAAACGCGGTAAATGGTATTTTTTTTTATCGGATTATGATTTTTGGAATGATGACATGGGTGCACAAAATTTCTTGTATTGGTTTGAAGGTAATGTTAAAAATTGAACTTTTCTAAAAAATTTATTATTGACAAAATAATAAATGTCACATCAAGATTGGACGGAAGTAAAATGGACCAATGAAAAGATACAACAACAAAATGGACAAAGAAAGATTGTTCAACGCTTGACAGGAGAACAAAAATCCAAAGATTTGTATGATCCAGAAGCAATTGCGAAACTAAAAACTTGGCCTAAAAGTTGCGCTTCCAATGTACAAAAACTCCGCCTTTCTTTAAAAAAAAGCCAAGATGAATTTGCGCGTCAATTAAATGTTAATGTGTCTGTTATAAAAAATTTGGAAAATGGAAAAGGAAATTATGATGGAAAATTGGTTTCAAAAATAAATCAAACTTTTAAAACAAATATTAATAGTTAAAAAAATAAATTTTATTTTTTCTTACATAAAAAAATGTCAAAACCAGCAGAATCAAACACTTTATTACCATCCGCCCCTTTTCTTTCCAAAGCCGTCCAAGGTGCTCCTTTGGCTTTTATTATTTTAGTTTGGGTCTTTGTTTACAACGAGCACTCTAGACACAACAAATCTTTCATCAAAGCCATCTACGCCTTGGCTTGGATTACTTTAATCTTGGCAGTATATAACTTATATGCTACGATTCTTGAATTGATCAAGATCCCCACTGACCCTATGCTCTTGTCCAAATGGGCTCTCACACTTGCCTACATTGCCTACATCTTTATCTTTATTTGCATTTGCATTGCTGCTTTTTCCAACGAAGGCAAACATGTTCACAAGTACATTAAATTCCTTCAAGTAGGGTCTTGGTTCTATTTCTTTGGATTTATTATTGTCCCCACTTCCCTTGATCTTGGCATGGGATTCATTAAAAGTACTTCTACTGAAGTAAGGGATAGCATTCAAGATCTTAAATCCTTGGTTGGATTGAAAGGACAAAGAAAGCAACAAGTACCTATCGTCAATCAATTATTCTAAGACCAACGCCAATCAATTATTATATTAATTAAAATATAGTAATTTGTAAAAAAATGATTTAAATTTTAGTACACAAAAAGAATTAATAATACAATCAAACATGTATGACTTGGAAGTATGGTCTGTATCAAAATTAGCTGATTTTATAAAAAAGACTTTAAGCAAAAAAGTAAGAATACAAGGTGAGATATCACAACCTAAAATTTCTTCGGGGCACTTGTATTGTAAATTCAAGGATCAATACTCTACAATAAGTGGAATTATTTGGAAATTTAATACAAATGTCATCAAAGAAGACATTACAGAAGGACAAAAACTTACGATTGAAGGTAAACTTGATTTTTACGGTGTGTCTGGAACCACCAATTTAATTATTGATAGAATAATTACACAAGAGGGTCAAGGTGAATTATACAAGAATTATGAAAAAATTAAGCAAGATTTTATGAAGAAGGGCTACTTTGATTCGGTTTGTAAGAAAAACTTACCGCTTGTGATCAAAAATATTTTGATACTAACCAGTGAGACAGGTGCCGCCTTGCAGGATTTTTTGTATAATTTGGATCATCAGGGATCCAAGGTTCAATATGATTTGATGGATGTCAAAGTCCAAGGAACTGAATGTCCAAGTCAAATTTGTGAGATTTTGAAAGATGTAACCAAACCTTATGATTTGGTTGTCATAACGCGTGGAGGTGGAAGCTTTGAAGACTTGTTTGGTTTTTCTCAAGCAGAATTAATTGAAAGCGTTTATAACTTTCATTTGCCTGTGCTTAGTGCAATCGGTCATCAAATTGATAATCCTTTATTAGATTTGGTTGCCGATTTTAAAGCACCGACACCGTCACTTGCTGCACAATTCATTGTAGATCATAATCGTTCCTATTTACAAGAACTGCAGACAATTAAAGAAAGCTGTAAAGAAGAGCTTTTAGAGGTAATACAAGACTTTGAAAACAAAATTTCCAATTTGTTGGAAAAGTTATACAAACCAATATATGAAATATTGCAATTACGAAATAATTTGCAAAACACATTGTTACAATCAATTCAACAAGATTTGTATCGCTTATCAAAGATGGAGATTTCCTTACAGGCACAAGAAGTAAATAACATTAAAATTTTGTTTCGTGAAAAAGAAATTTTGTCTCCAGAGAATTTGGATAGTTTGAAACACGAAACCTTAAAATTAGTTTGGGGTTCAAAGATTTTTAAAATTAAATTAGTCTAAATAAATAATGAGTGTAACTGCACAAAATTTTGCAACTTTTATATTTGCATTGTATAATCAATTACCAAGTTTAGATCAAATGTTACAGGTACTTAGAACAAGACCTGAACCAATGGTTGTTGACGCTTTTGTAAATGCAATTCGAGAAAATGGATTACCAAATTTTGGCAATCTTGGAGGAGCCGGAAATTTGTTTCCAATACCAAAAGATTTGGTCAGAACGAGCACAACTTCACTTGCATTTATTGGTGATGCGGGCTCGGTATATGCGAATCCAATGATTATTGTTTTTAATCACGCAAACGGACAATTTTTTGCCATTAATGATCAGCGCCAAGTAATTCCAATTCCTGAGGATATGCCCATAAGAATTTGGGGTCGTAATCCTGATGCTAATTTTGGTGTCTTGGACATGGATGTTGCAATGGATGTCGATCCAGGACAAGCACCTACTGTTGTCCAAGCACCAGCTCAAGGACAAGCGCAACAGCAGCAACAACAGATTATTGATGTTCCAGATTATTTAACAGACCTTGTAACACTTGATTTTTTCAACGACCCAGTTAGTGCATTTGATGGAGACACTTATCAAAGAGCAACAGCAATTGAAATGATTGGACGTGGAACAAATGCAAATTCTGCTGGAGAACCATTAAGAGGACCATTATATGCAAATACCTTTATTAAAAGAGCGGTTGATGATTTTAGACAAAACTATCAGCAAGTACAGGATGGCAGATATCGAAGAAGAACTCCTTTTCGAGCAGAGCCTCCTGAATATTTGGTAAATCCAGCAAACGGTCAATTATTCCAAAATCCAGTAATTGATGGAAATGGGAATACGCGTCAAAGAACTCAAGCACAGCGACAGTATTTTAACCATAATAGAAGGTATCCCGGACAAGTTGTTGCAAACGCGAATCTTAAGAAAGCTGTAGATGATTTCAAAGCTACAAGAGATCGTAAAGCAGCTACCCGAACGCGTCGTAGCGGTGGCGGTGGTGGTGTTTAGAAATTTTAAAAGTTTTGCATTTTTAAAATTATGATAAATAAAATGGAGTATTCTTATGATTCTGATGATAATATTGTGCGATGGAAAAAAGCCGATATGGACGCTTTTGATTTTTTTACAAAGGAATATTTAGCCACAAATGTATTGAATGAAGATGCCGAGAATCGATATAAAATAATTTTAGATTCTTTGCTCAGAAGCGATGGTGATGAAATAATGTTTATTTGTGCATTAATGAATGCTTATGTAACAGTTCTAGAGGATCAGTCAAGTCTGAAGAAATTACAACTAGATATTGCCAAGATTCAAAAAAAATGGAAAATGAGATATCAACAAGGGTGTAAACAAATTTCACAAAAGTTGGTTCCAGCGCTTGGTCAAAAAAATAAAAAACAATTCAAAACAAAGGGTATTGCTGGTAGACAGCTTAGTACAATAAAACCTGCATCTGGATTTATAAATATGGCCAAAGGATACTTCTTACCAAGTGTACAAACTCCGCCTTTATTAAATGGACAAGGAAAATTGACTCTCGAAAATGGCTCCGTCCTACAAGGAATTTTTGACAATGGTATTTTAAATGGGATGGGAAAATCAACAGAACCAGATGGTACTGTTTATATTGGAAATTTCCAAAATAATGCTCCAAAAGGTGAAGGTATGATACTAACAAATGGAAGTGTTGTAACAGGAATATTTGATGGTTTTGATTGTAACAGAATAAAAGATGTAATTATAAAATTTTCTGACGGTTCTCTTTACAGTGGAGAAACTAAAGATTGTAAAATAACCGGTCGCGGAGAATTAAAGCTGTCTAGTGGAAAAATAATTATTGGGAATTTTATAAATGGTGTTGCGAGAGGTCAGGGTGAAATATTAGAGAATGGATATGAATATTTTGGAGAAATTGCGAATAATAATGCAAATGGAATTGGTATTTTGCGTGGTCCCGATGGTTCAGAATTGGAAGGATTTTTTAAAGATAATCTTATTCAAGGGATTGGGCAATGTAAAACAAATGATTTATTGTATTATGGAGAATTTAAAGATAATCATATACAAGGCAGAGGATTATCTATATTTAATAGCGGTTCGGCTATTCTAGGCACTGTAATGAATGATAGTTTTATGGGTGATTGTATAGGTATAACTGAAAATTTTATTTATGACGGTGAAATGAAGGGTTCAACAATTAATGGGCGCGGTACAAAGTATTATAATGATGGAAGAATAATTTCCGGAAATTTTGTAAATGGTGAACTAGTTGCTCAACAACAACATAAAAAGCAACAAAAATCTCAAATACCTACATGTAATTCTCACGCGATTAGAGATTTACTCAAATTTTTTAGTGATATTATGGAAAATACACCAAATATATATGCAATCGAATATTTAACTAGGACAATGAATTGGTTAAATGAACAATTGAGCACAGGTATCTATAAACATTGTTTTGAATTCCAACAAGTATTTGCCAGTCTCAAAGAACAATTTGATGAATGGAATTCAGATCCAGACCTCTAAAAAAATGATCTGGGTGTGTTTTTTGTTTTATTAAAATAAAATGAATATTGAAACTTTAGAAAAAGAAATTGAAAAGTTGGATTCGATAGAAAACTTTAATGACAAAATAGTCAAGACGAAACAAATTCGTGAAAAAATTGTTCAACAAAAAAAAAAGTTGGAAGATTTGACCAATAAAATGATAAAAAACGATCTTGTGATTAAAAAACCCAAGAAACTACCTACTCTAGATAGCATGCTAAAAGAATTTGAACAAGCCAAAGATTTGGAAGAAAAGATGAAATACTATGGTTGGATTTATTCTTATATTACAGAGATTGAGAATGAATTATTCACAAATAATTAATTTTTTTTATAAATAAAATGTCAGTCAGACAAAGAATTACTCAGATTTTAAGAGGACATGGTGTCGATGACCCTGCTACCGCAATTCGAAATTTTCAACAATCGATGGGATTTCAAATTGGCCAAAATGATGACGCTGAAGTTATCGCTGGACTTGTATTAGATACTGTAGATTATGCAGGTGCGGCAGATAGAGCGGCAGTTGGTGTTCCCGCTCCGATTCCTACAATGACAGATACGCTTTTGGGCGGTGGAGTCGGTGGTGCTGCTACTGCACAACATCAAACCGTCAGAAATATATTAAGACAGCATCATATTGCTAACCCTGATGCTGCAATTGGAATTTTTATGCAATCTACTGGAGTTCAAAACTTTGAAGGACTAGATGCATACCAAGTGGCTCAGGCTATTTTAGGTATGCAATTTCCTGATAGAGTTGCTGGTCGTGCTCCAGGTCCAAATACAGCCGCTGCAGCAGAATTTGGCATGACTCAACAAGAATATCAATTATATCTGGCTGCTCAATTGGATAGACAGCAACGACAAAGACTTGCACGTCAAGTCGCTCAAAGACAAGCCGCACAAAGACAAGTCGCACAAAGACAAGCCGCACAAAGACAAGCCGCACAAAGACAAGCCGCTCAAAGACAAGCTGCTGCAGCTACTGCAGCATCTGTCGCTTCCTCAGGAGGTGGTGGAGGAGCTGCCCCCGCACAACAATTAACTCCAGCTCAAAGACAGTTTCAGCAAATATTAAAGGGACAAAGATGGGCTGATAAATTAACTTTACAAAAATTGAAACAATATGTTGCAACACGCAAAAGTACTTTGCAAAAGCTTTTGCAAGATGTGAAAAGGGATGAAAATATTTTGAATAAAGTTGTTGTTGCAATGTCTTATAGTAAATAAAAACAAAAACTAAGTTTGTTCTAAAAATGATGATATTTAAAACAATAATATCATCATTACAAAAAAACAAACAACAAATGAATGAAGTAATCACATTTGAAAGTATCACTGAAAGGATTGAAAGTGCTCAACTCTCCCAATTACAAGAAAAAGTAAAAGAACTGAATCCTTGTATCATGGAACATTTAACTCAAAAAGTCTTGGAAGGAACCAATAAATACGAATGGAAAACTAAAATTTCTTATTTGCAATTTTTTAGGCTCTTGCTAGATCAATATCCAGATTATGTAACTCGTTGTTTACCTGATGTGTTGGCTCGTCTTCGCAACTTGGTTCAAGATACCAAAAAACAAGTCAAGGAAGAAAGTATTGAAACTCTCAAATCCATTTGTGAAGCCGTTAAAAATGTTGATATTAAACCAGCTTTGGATGATTTAATGGATGCGTATGTTAATCCCGTTCAAAAGACAACTGTTGCAATTGACAAACTTTATTCCACGACTTTTGTCAATGATGTCGATACTGCAAGCCTTTCTATTATTGTTCCTATTTTGCTTCGAAGCGCAAGTGAGAAAAATTCAGTTTTTAAGCGTCGAAGTGCCGTCATTATTGATAATATGTGTAAACTTGTCAATGACCCCAAAGATGCTCTATTATTTTACCCAGTCGTTAATCCTTTTTTGGAAAAAATTATTGATGAAGTTCAATATGAGGAAATTCGTAATGTGTCCTCCAATGCGCTAAAAAATATCAATCGTTTGGTGGAGGAGATTGGGGACATTCAAGATGTTCATAATCAAGTTCGTACGCGATTACAAACATTTGTTGGTGATACCAAAGATGAAAAGGTCATCGAGTATGTTGTAGAGCTTTGTGCCTATTTGGTAAAGAATCGAATATCCGATGCACAAGAGTGGAAAAATTGCGTATGTCCATATATCGAAGCAAGCGAGTCTTTTGTGGAAGATTTTGCAACTCGTTGTAAAGAATTATACAAAGTGAACGAAGAATTGGATGCAGTCGATGAAAATGATCTTTGTAATGTAGAATTTTCACTCGCTTACGGTAGTCGTGTCTTGCTACATCAGGCTCGTTTGCATCTTAAAAAGGGTCATAAATACGGCCTTATTGGTGTGAATGGTTGTGGAAAATCGACGCTAATGAGATCAATCGCCAACAGAACTTTGGCGGGATTTCCAGAGGAATTAACAAGTGTTTATGTTGAACACGACATTCAAGGATATTCGGCGGAGCTTACCGCGGTTGAATTTATAATGTCAGATCCTGTATTATCCCATATAACGGAAGATCAAGTTCGAAGTGCGCTTGCTGATGTTGGATTTTCGCCAGAAATGCAGAATTCGCTCATTACTTCGTTTTCTGGCGGTTGGCGTATGAAGCTGGCTCTAACACGAGCAATTTTAACCAATGCCGATTTAGTGTTGCTGGATGAGCCTACCAATCACTTGGATGTAGCGAATGTAGCTTGGGTCACAAAATATATTCAAGAATTGCAAAATGTGACTTGTTTGATTGTGTCTCACGATACCAAATTTTTGGACAAGGTGTGCACTGATATTATTCATTACGAATCCAATAAAAAGCTTAAACGTTATACAGGAAATTTGGCTGAATTTGTGAAAGTTCGACCCGAAGCCAAAATGTATTATGAATTCGTCGAAGACATTGAAAAGTTCAACTTTCCTGACCCAGGTTATTTGGAAGGCGTTAAAAGTTTAACCAAGGCGATACTAAAACTTCGTAACTTTAATTTCCAATATCCTGGAACCAGTAAACCTCAGCTTAGAAACATTAATTGCCAAGTATCTTTGGCAAGTAAAATTGGTGTGATTGGACCCAACGGAGCTGGTAAATCGACTCTAATTAAATTAATTGTTGGAGAACTTGTTAATACCGCAGAACTTTCCCCAACCGAGAGTGAATACTACAAACATCCTAATCTGAGAATTGCCTATGTTGCTCAACACGCGTTTCATCACATTGAAGACCATTTAGATAAATCTCCCGTTGAATATGTAATGTGGAGATATTCTACTGGTGTCGACAAAGAACAGCAAGACAAGGAAGTATATAAAATGACTGAAGAAGAAGAAAAGGCGCTGCAAGAAAAGCTCAAGATTCTTAAAATGAAGGAAGTTGAAGAGATTGTTGGTCGTCTTCAAGGAAAGAGAGAATATGAATATAAAGTCAAGTATAAAGATTCGATTGTGGAAGATTCATTAAAACGATCGGAGCTCGTGGAGCTTGGTTATACAAAAATGGTAGAAGAATTTGATTTGAAAATGGCTCTTGAACAAGGCAGTGATCGCAAGCTTACTAAAAATGAGATTGCCAAGCATTTTGAAAGTTTTGGTTTGGAAGCAGAACACAGTATTCATGGAAAAATTCGAGGACTATCAGGTGGTCAAAAGATGAGAGTGACGATGGGTAGTGCTACCTATTTTAAACCGCATGTCATTATTCTCGATGAGCCTAGTAATTTCTTGGATCGGAATAGTTTATCCGCGCTAGCTTGTGCAATTAAAGAATTTAATGGAGGCATTGTTGTGATTTCGCACAATTCTGATTTTGTGGACCGTCTGTGTCCCGAAAAATGGTTTATTAGTGATGGAGCAATTCGCGTGGAAGGTGGAGAATGGATGGTTGCTCTTGAACAAGCTCGTATCAAAGCAGAAAAGGAGGCTGCTAAGAAAATTCCAGTTCAAGAAGAGGAAAAGTTTGATGCGTTTGGAAATACAATTAAAAAGGAGGAGGCACCAAAAGAATTGGATCGTAAAAAACGCAAGGAACTTGAAAAGAAGCGTAAAGAGCTGTTAAAAAGAGGGGAAGATACCTATGAGATTGATTTAATGCTGGGATTGATTTAATTTGAAAATTTAAGCAAAAATGTTTTACAATAAAAATGACCAAAATTTTTATTGCAATGTCCATTATTCCATCGCGGGCCTTGGACCCAAAATTTATAGATAATATACGCCACCTGCAAAAACAACAACTACCTTTTGAGAAACTTTTTATTTCCATTCCCAAAGAATATAAACGATTTCCAAATCAAACAATATGTCCAAAAGTACTCCAAGAATTGACAGCATATCCTTGGGTTGAAATAATTCATCTTGAAAAAGATTATGGTCCGGCAAGCAAATTTTTAGGTCCATTATTACACTGTAAGGAAACTTTACAAGATAATATTTTGATTATTATCGATGATGATCGAACTTATTCTACACAAATAACGACATTGTATGCCGATTTTTTTATAAAGCATCTTAGTGTCGATGTTGCTTCAGGAAACCCGCAATTATATTATAATACCTTTTTTTATCAAAGATTAGATCCACAATTTATTGATATTCGTGAAGCGCGTAGCAAGTATGTTTCAGGATTTATGAGTTTTGCATTACATTGTCGCCACGATTGGAATGATTTGGTTAATTACACATTACAAGTTTTGGAAAAATGTCCAGATTCATTTTATCATGATGAAGGTATTTTAATGAATTATTTCCAATGTTTTGATGTCAAAGTTTTCTATATAAATTTCAAAATGATTGAATTTGTAGAGCAAGAAATGGTTGATGCTTTGTGTGAATCAACCAGCAATATTCGAAAGACAGTAGAACAATCTATATTGAATTGGACAATTGCTAATTATCATTGTAAAATACCGAATATACCAAAAAGCAGGCTTTCTCGCAATTTTTTGTTGGGATAAATTTTTATTTTGTTTAAATAAAAATGTTAGATGCTTCATCGCTGAAAAAACAAATTGACAAAAAATTCCTGAACAATAAAACCAAGTTGACATTAATTGAAGCTGTTGATATAGTTTCAAGAAATCGCAAAAATCAAACATTAGATGATTTTAAAAAAGCTCAAAAGAAAATAAAGACAGCATTAAAATTTACCTCAAGATTTTACAAAAAAGATCATCCAGATAGAGAAGCATATCAAGGTCAAATGTTTGATACGATTGCCAAAAAAATTAATCAACTCAATAAATTATTAACACCAGCCGTTTCTCAACAAGCAGCAGTGCAAGCCGCTCAACAAGCAACAACCGCTGCAACGACTCAAACTGTTGCAGGACAAGTAAAAGATGCATTGACCCAAGTAGCTCAAGATGCCGTACAACAAACTGTTCCTGGTTCTTCTGGAGAGGATGTCAATGGAGCAGTATCTCAAGCTGTGTTGGCGGCACTGAAAAAACCAGAGGTACAGCAACAAGTACAACAAGGGCAAAAACAAG